GGTCGACGGGCTGAACGAGGATGTGGCCGGCGTCGCGGACATCGTGGCGCGGGTGCTGGCCTCGGGCCTGCTTCCGGAAAAGGGCGGCATCGGCCTCGACCCTGTCGGCGTCGCGGCGATCACGGACGAGCTCAGCCTGCGCGGCGTGCCGGAGGGCTGCATGGTCGGCGTGCCGCAGGGCTATCGCCTCTCCGGCGTCATCAAGGGCGTGGCGCGCAAGCTGAAGGACGGCTCGCTTCGCCATGCCGGGCAAAAGCTCATGGCCTGGGCGGTCGGCAACGCAAAAATGGAACTGAAAGGGTCGGCGGTGGTGATCACGAAGCAGACGGCAGGCACGGCGAAAATCGATCCGCTGCTCGCGCTGTTCAACGCCTGCGACCTGATGGCGCGGCGGCCTGTGATCGCGACGCCGGTTGATTCCTTCTGGATGCAGGCGGCGGAATGAAGTTCCTGTCGGGTCTGACCCGCTTTTTCCAGCGCAAGTCCTACACGTCGCTCGATCTTCTGCGCGATGTGCATGGCGGTCGCGAGTCGCGCGCCGGCGTTGCGGTCAACTGGCAGAGCGCGATCGAGGTCGCGACGGTGCTGGCCTGCGTGCGCGTCATCGCGAACGGGGTGGCGCAGGTGCCGTTCCGCCTCTATCGCGACGATTCGTCCGGGCGGAAGCTCGCGAAGGAGCATCCGCTTTTCGCGATGCTCTGGCGCAGGCCGAACGGCTGGCAGACCAGCTTCGAGTTCCGCCAGGTCGCGATGTTCCACGTCCTGCTCACCGGCAACGCCTATGTGTGGCTGGGCCGCGTCGGATCGGACCGCCGCATCGCGACCATGGAGATCATCGAGCCGCATCGCGTCACGGTGAAACGCTTGTCCGGCGGCGCGCTGACCTACGAGGTGCGCGCCGACAACGGCGAGATGGCCGTCTTCGCGGCGGAGGACATCTGGCACTGGCGCGGGCCGTCATGGAATTCGTGGATGGGCCTCGACGCAACGCGAATGGCGCGCGACGCGATCGGCCTGACCATGGCGACCGAGCAGTCGCAGGCCGAGTTTCACAAGGGCGGCGCGAAGGTCTCGGGCCTGCTCTCGATGAAGGGCACGATCAGCGACGAGCGGTTCAAGTTCCTCGCGGCGTGGCTGGACGAGCACGCGATCGGCGGCAAGCGCTCGGGCAAGCCGCTGGTGCTGGACAACGAGGCCGATTTCAGGCCGATGCAGATGACCGGCGTCGACGCGCAGCTCATCGAAACGCGCAAGCACCAGATCGAGGAGGTCTGCCGCGCCTTCGGCGTCATGCCGATCATGGTCGGCCACGCCGACAAGACCGCGACCTACGCCAGCGCGGAGCAGATGTTCCTCGCGCATGTCGTGCACACGCTCTCGCCCTGGTACGAGCGTATCGAGCAGAGCGCGGACATCAACCTTCTGACGGAGCCCGAGCGCGCCGCCGGGCACTACGCGAAGTTCACGCCCAACGCGCTGATGCGCGGCGCGGCCAAGGATCGCGCCGAATTCTACGCCAAGGCGCTTGGCGCGGGCGGGCATCCGGCCTGGGCGACGCAGAACGAAATTCGCGATTTCGAGGACATGGACCGAAGCGACGATCCCGCGGCGGACCGGCTCAATCCCGGCGTCATGGCGCCGCAGCCGAACGGAGACGACAATGCAGCGCGTTGAGGTCAAGTTCGCCGCCGGCGACATCGACGGCAAGACCGGCGAGTTCTCCGGCTACGGCGCGATTTTCGGCAACGTCGACGCCTACGGCGACGTGATCGCGCCCGGCGCGTTCAAGGGGACGCTCAGGGACTGGCGCGCGCAAAAGAAGCTGCCGCCGATGCTGCTGCAGCATGGCGGCTGGGGCATGACCGACTCGGACGGCATCCCCATCGGCGTCTGGTCGGAGATGGCGGAGGACGAGGCGGGCCTCGCCGTCAAGGGCCGGCTGATCAACCTCGACACCGATCGCGGCCGGCAGGTTTACGGCGCGATGAAGGAAGGCGTGCTCGACGGACTGTCCATCGGCTATCGCGCCAAGAAGTTCACGATGGGCACAAAGCCCGAGGAGCCGCGCCGCAGGCTGGAGGCGGTCGATCTCATGGAGGTTTCCGTCGTCACCTTCCCGGCCAACGGCCAGGCGCGGGTCCGCGCGGTCAAGGCCGCGGGCGAGCTGATGACCATTCGCGAATTCGAGGACTTCCTGCGGGATGCAGGCGGTTTCTCGCGGGAGGCCGCGCGGGCGATCGCCGCGACCGGCTTCAAGTCCGTCGCGCAGCCTCGGGACGAGGGCGCTTCGGTCGACGACCTGGCGGAAATGCTCCGCCGGAACATCAACACCATAAAGAAAGGAGTCCTCAATGACTGAGGATCTGAAGTCGCTCATCGCCAAACAGGGCGAGGCGTTCGAGGCGTTTGGCTCCACGCTCGCGGATCTGCGCAAGCGCGTCGACGTCATCACCGAGGAGAAGCTGAAAAAGGTCGAGGCGGCGCTCGACACGGCGGTCGAAGGCAAGGCCGCGCTTGAAAAGCGCATCGACGCCGAGCGCAAGGAGCGCGAGGAGCTTGAACTGCGTCTCGCCCGCGCCGGCAAGGGCAAGGGCGACGACAAGACCGAGGCCGAGGTCAAGGCCTTCAACGACACGGCGCGCTCGCTCGCCGCGTCGCGCGGCAAGACCATGCAGCCGATCGACGCCGAGGGCTATCGCGCCTACAAGTCGGCCTTCGACAAGTATGCGCGCCTTGGCCGCGAGATGCTCAGCGCCGACGAGGTCAAGACCCTGTCGGTCGGCGTCGATCCGGACGGCGGCTATCTCGTCACGCCGGATTCGACCGGCCGCCTCGTGCAGAAGCTGCACGAGACGTCCGACATCCGCGGCATCGCCGACGTCAGGACCATCTCGACGGACAGCCTGGAAGGCGTCGAGGACACGGGCGAAGCCGGCGCGAACTACGCCGGAGAAACCGCCACGTCCGGCAACGCCACGACGCCGGACCTCGGCAAGTACGCGATCGCGGTGCACAACATCGACACCTCGCCCAAGGCGACGCAAAAGCTCCTGGACGACGCCTCGGTCGATGTCGAGGCCTGGATCGCCGACAAGGCGGCGCAGAAGATCGCGCGGTTCGAGAACGGCCAGTTCTGCACCGGCGCGACGAAAATCCGGGGCTTCGCCGGCGGCTACGACACGGCGGCGGACGCCGGCTCCGGAGTCGACTGGGGCAAGATCGGCCATCTTGTCTCCGGCGCGGACAGCGCCTTCGTCGCGGCCGACGCGGCGGACAAGCTGATGGACCTCGTCGGTCTTCTCAAGTCAGGGTATCTAGCCAACGCCCGGTGGGTATCGCGGCGCTCGGTCATCAACCTGATCCGCAAGATCAAGATGCCTTCCGCCTCGCCGTCCTACGCGCTGTGGATGCCCGGCATGACCGCCGGCGCGGCCGAAACGATCCTCAACTATCCGGTTACGCGCGCGGAGGACATGCCCGCGCTCGCCAACGGCTCGCTGTCGCTGGCGTTCGGCGACTTCCGGCAGGCCTATCAGATCGTCGACCGGACGGGCGTCCGCGTGCTGCGCGATCCCTTCACCGCCAAGCCCTTCGTGATTTTCTACACGACCAAGCGCACGGGCGGCGGCGTGATCAACTTCGAGGCGATCAAGCTGATGAAGTTCTCGGAGTAACCGCAGCGCCTCCTGGCGCAGCGCTCTGACCGTGCGGCGGGCCATGCGTCCGCCGCATCCGTTTTCTCCCTTCAACGAAAGGAACCCGCGCCATGCGCGATCACATGAACAACGCCGACTACAAGCGCGTCCTGTCGCCCGCCGCGGCGGTCACCGACAACACCGCCCAGGTCGGCCAGATCATCGACGTCCGGGGCTTCGACTCCCTGACCTACATCATCCTCACCGGCTCGCTCGCCGACGCGGACGCGACCTTCACCACGCTGCTGGAGGAAAGCGACGCCTCCGACATGTCGGGCGCGAACGCGGTGGCGGACGACGACCTGATCGGCACCGAGGCGCTGGCGAGCTTCACCTTCGCCGCCGACAACAAGGTGTTCAAGCTCGGGTATCGCGGGTCGAAGCGCTACACGCGGCTCACCATCACGCCGGCCAACAACAGCGGCAACGTGTTCCTCGCCGCTGTCGCCGAGCTCGCCCACCCCTCGCGCGCGCCGACCCTGAACCCGCCGGCCTGACCGGATGACTGACGCCAGGGCGGGCGGCGCGCCGCCGTCCGCCGATTCCTCCTGACCGGACCCGCCATGACCTACGAACCGCAGCTTGTCACCGGCCCCGCCGCCGTGGTGATCACGCGCGCCGAGGCCAAGGCGCATCTGGCGGTCGACGCGGACGACTGGAATTCCGAGATCGACGCTTTCGTCGCCGCCGCCACGGCGCGGCTCGACGGCTGGGCCGGCACGCTCGGCCGTTGCCTGATCAACCAGGTCTGGAAGATCAGGCTGGACCGCTGGCCGGCGGACGGCGTGATCCGCTTTCCGTTTCCGAACGTGAGCGCGGCGACGATCAAGTATTACGCGGCGGGCGGCGACGGTTCCTCGCTGACCACGGCGAGCGGGACGCATTGGGAGATCGAGCACGACGCGCGGGGCTCGTTCCTCCGGCTCAAGCCGGCCTGGACGCGCCCGGCGCTGTTCGACCGGCCGGCGCCGGTCGTCGTCGAATTCACGGCCGGCTTCGGCGCGACGGCGGCGGAGGTGCCGCAGCCGATCCGATCGGCAA